ACCTGTTGAATCATCGTTTGATCCGAAGTCAGGAAGATTTTCTTCTTTCTTTTTTCTAATGTGATCAGCTTCTTTGAACTTAGTTAATTTGGTCTGTGGTTTAATAGCAGATTCAAATGGAACACCAGTCTTAGAATATTTTGGTAAGAAAAGATCATAAGAAGTATAACCTTCTTTATTAAGATATTCTTTTGCAGCTAAACAAATATTTAACCACTTATCTTTAAATACTTTATCATCATTAAACTTTTCAACTAAAGAATTAATTGTTTTATGTTTTCCATCTTGACTATCTAACCAAGTATCCATTCCTATTTCAGTGCAAAGATTTTTTATAAATTTTAAAATCTCTGTATCTCTATTAATTTTGATACCACTTTTAGTTTCACCATCAACATAAGCCCATTCACTTGCTCTTACTTTTCCTACTTGTCCTTTGTGACGACCTAAAGATTCATCATCTTTATTAATCCAAAAACCTTCGAACTCATCTCCTTGACTTTCTCCTTCAAGATGAAGTACAAGATTTAAAGCTCCTGGTTTGAACTTGAATTCTTCTAGCGTTATCGCATTAATTTTAACTTTTAAATTTCCTGGTTGTAGAGTCTTCGGTGTACCACCGCCTCCTGTTTTGATGTCTTTTGTGCTTAACATTTTTTTTTAATTTTAATTAGTCAATATAAATTTTATCCCAATAAGTTATTAATCCTTTATCTGTCATCTCAGAGACAACAATTTCTTTGTTCCGTAAATGTTCTGGTCTCGCTCCACAAGATACTTCATCTGTAGTTTTGAAACTCAAAATATTTTGATCACCTTTTCTGTAAAGATAACCAATAGCATCAGATTGAGAGCTAGTAATTCTTTTAAGTTTACCTGTTAGATCTAGATCCATACTATTAAAATCAGTTCCATTTTTTTCTAGTAGTACATCTTTGATATGTCCTATTAGAATTATTCTTGGAGCTAATGTTTTAATATACTCAATGATCTTAGTAAAAGCTTCTCTTAACCATGGATATCCTGCTCCGTTGGGCATATTAAGTATTGTTCCATACTTAGGTTTTCCATCAGTAGGCCAATTTTTTCCCATTGGTGTAGCTTGATATAACTTTTCAGCATAAGGAAGACACATTTCTTCTAAAGCAGTAATAGTATCTACCGCAATATATTTATATGGATTTCCACTTGCTTTGATTTCTTCTCCATAATCTCTTATATCTTCCCAGCTATTGATTTCTATCTTGAGTGCGTCTAAGTACTTAGTTCCTTTTTCAAGATCCATTATTAAACAATTATCAAGTTGAGAAAATAAACTTGTTTTACCAACTTTTGGCTTGGAGAATATAATAAGATTAGAAGGACTCTTTTGAGAAGCCGGTATCTTTGATGTTGGTAATTCTATTACCCTTTTTTTTTCTTTTTCACTCATGATTTATTGATTAGATTATTTAGCCAATTTTTATTGCTGATTGGTTTCTTCCACATAATAGCTGCATAATCTCTTATCGTAATATCACTCATAGAAGCATCCTCATCAGCATTAGAAAAGCTAAATTCTTTAACCTTACTTGGTTCTTTGTACTTTTGATCAATGATTATTTCGGGTGCATTGTTTTTCACTAAGATTAATTCTGATACTGGTATCATATATCTTACTGTAGAATCTTTTTCCAAAGCTTCATATTCTTCTTGATAATTGGGATTAAATCTCCATTTATAAAGGGTTCTTTCAGGATCTTCTGGTAAGAGATCTGATGAAGTTAACTCAGTATAGATATCCATACCTTTACCTATTTCACTAGGAAAAAATCCTACGTGTTTTTCAGTAACTCCGGGATATTTATATGCAAGTTTTGGAATAAAATTAGGATCCGCAATACCTAATGATTTGAAAGTTTCTTGGTGAAAATCTTTAAGGGCTTTTAATCTTTCCCTTCTTTCTTCCGGGTTTAAACTCATAATTATACTTTTACATTTGTTACTATTCTTTTTTCTTGTGTTGGTGGTGTATCCATTTCACTAACTTTCATTCTATCAAACTCTGCTTTCATAAAGCTTAACCTTGTATCTCCATTTCTAGCTTTTAGAAAATGAAATACTAGAGTGTTTATATCTTCAATGATATAGCGATCGGGTCCGTAAAATTTTATCTTTTGTTTACCAGGTCTATTAACTCCTACAACAGTGTCGGCATGTTGTAATAGAGCATCGGCTCCATAGATATCAGAATCTAAAATATAGTTCCCATATTTTCCATCTTCATTTCTTTCAGGTTTATCCATATTTCTATTAAGCTGACTAAGAATGATGAAAGCAATTGGATATTTTCTTTTGAGTGCTGTGAGTGCTTCTCCGAGTGCAAATAGTGTTTCGTGTTTGTCTTTTTCGAATGATGCTTTGTTGATTAATAATGAGTGGTCAAGAGTGATAATTGTGTTGGTGTATTGCCTAAATATGTTTCCCTTCTCATCTTTTATTTGATTTGAATGGGCTTCCATATACTCAGCAATTGTTTCACGGAACTCGTTAACAGTAAGTGATTCTTCTACTACATCTATTGGATATTTGGTCATGGTTTTAGCATAATCAAAACATTTTACTAGATCTTCGTTTGTAATCTTACCATCTGCGCTACATAAATACTTGTAAGGTCTACCAACAAAAGCTGAGAAAGATCTCATTGCTGATACTCTTCCAACCATTTCTAAACTAAATTCTAGTACTCTAAAATTTTGATTAGGATTAAGGTTAAAAGACTCTCTGACGATCTGATCTTTTATTAGTGTCTTACCAGTACCTGGTCTAGCGCCTATGACTGTGGTTGAGTTCCATTCTATTCCATCAGCAATAGCATCGTTAAACTTATACCAAGGTGTTTTAAGACTAGTAATTTTACCGTCTCTTCTACCTTGCATATAGTCGATAGCTTGCTGATAAGAATTTTTAAGTTCTTTCCACTTTTTCATTTTGTTTTTTTAAAGGTGACTATTCCCTTGCTTGTTATTATCAAGCTTAACTAAGGGATCTAAAATTGCTGATTGAATTGTCTACAAATCTAACATTGCTTTTCCATATTTCCAAGAAAAAAAGGGAAATAATTTCTTCCATATCTTACATAGATTTCAACACTAAGATATCAGAATATGGTCTTAGCTATACTACCTTATCTTTGAAACTTGTTGGGGTTTCATCTTCCATATCTCCATCTTCTAATAGTGCGCAATAATCAGCTAAATCTGAACCAACTACATTACCATCTTTCTTTCTAATAAAATACATAGATGTTCTTGTGTATTTATAATTATCTTGCTCTTGTTTATCTAGATAAAGAGCGGTTGCTTTAAGAACTATTTCCCAGCTATATTCAAAATTTTCAAAAAACCATCTAAAGTTTTGTTCTAGATTATTTATAGAAGATCTAAGATATTTTCCGTGTCCTCCTTTCTTTTTAGGAAAAGTATCATTATAAGCTTTTAATTTATTCTCATATTCTTTTCCCATCAGCTGGCTACTTGTTTTCTTTTTATGGATTTTAAAATAGCTATCAACTTTTGCTATCAAGCTAATAGCTTTTGGTTGTAGTTCATAAGAAGTATTGTCATTAGTAGAAATATTCTTTACCCAGGTGTTATCTTCTAAAATTTTTAAATCTTGATGAACATTAATATTACTAGGAGATATTCCTTCTTTCATAGAACAGAGTAGGTAGAACTGATTAGGAGTGATCTTCTCTATAACTATTTGATTAAAGAGTTCTAATATGTGTATTGATGTTTTTTCTTTCATATAATTTAGTATTTTTGATTTTATAAAATCTTATTATGTTTAAAGATATTCATATGTTCATTGTAATTTTATTAATAGCAATAGCAATATTGTCATTGAAACTTATTAATAATCGAGTTGAGGTTACTACGGAGTTGGATGATAAAAATCTTAAAGATTCTATTGCTGTATTGAATGACAAACTTAATAAAAGTTTTGCTAAAGAACTAGAATTAATAAAAGAAAATGATAGCTTAAAATCAATTGAACAACAAGTAATATATAGAACCAATGAGAGAATTAAATTTATTTTTTCTACTACTGATCCTTCAGTGCTCGACTCAATTATTCGCGCAGGTTGGAAAACCAAATAATGATACTATAAGATGTTACGGTATTAAAGAATTACAGAATATAGCAGCTACTGTAGAATATGCTAATAGTTGTGATACTTTACTTTCTAATGCTAATCTTCAGATAGCTAATAAAGATAAACATATTGAAGAAAAAATTTTTCAAGTAAAAAATCTACAGGACCAAATAGCTTACAAGGATACTCTTATCGAGAATAGAGAAAAAAAAATAGGAGAACTTGATAGTGAGATAATCAAACTAAATGAGCATAAAAAAATGCTTAAGTTAGCTTGGGCATCTACTACTGCTCTCCTTTCAGGTATCTTTCTTTATATAACTTTTAGATAAGATTTAATAATTTTTACCATATAATTTGTTGTTTGTTATTGTTAATCAATATTTCATTTATCTTTCCAAAAATATTTCCAGATTCCCAATATTGTAGATTGTTTTGACTAGCTAATGCAGGATGGGTACAAAATAGTTTACAATTATCATCTGGTATAGAGCTTTCCCATTCGCGGGATTTCTTACCTAAAAAAACATATATTATATCTTTATTCTTGTGTGAAAGGATATCAAATAGATAAGTAATAAAAGGACTCCATAGATTTTGGTGTTGCTCTATTTTATTAATAGTAGTAGTAAGAGAGAGATTAAGAAGCAACACTCCTTGATTAGCCCAACACTTTAAATCAGTAATAACTTCTCTATCTTCTTCCTGGTAGATGTTTTGATTAATATCTCTGAGCATATAGCGCAATGAAGCTTGAAGCTTGTGGTTATTGCTACAAGAAAAAGCTAAGCCATCAGCTACATCAGGATAGGGATAAGGTTCGGGTGAT